GAAAGGTTTTATAATACCAGTATCACACACAGACACCCTAAATGTTTCTTTCAATGAAGTCATCAAAATTTTATCAGGTATTAACATTCTTTACACAAGCGATCTTAAATCTGCTTACCATTATTTTAATCTTACCAATCTTTACTCTTGTTGTATTCCTCCTCGAAGTTACGATAAAGCCCAGACGCAGACTCACAAAATATTTAAGAGACGTTTCCCGAAGCTTAAGGACATCAACAGAATCATTCCAATAGTAAAGCATTACGAGGCTTTTCAAGAGGACTACAAAAATCTAACAAATAGTTTCAAATATAACAATCAGAAATATGCAGACTTCTTTAACAAGAGAGTTTCAGTGGTTTACCACAACATCGAGAGGGCAGGTATCGGGATCGATACAGGGTTATTCTTCAAGCACTTTCACCATAGAGACAGACCCGTTGTATACCCTCAATATAACCTAAATACAAGCACCACACGCCCTTCAAATAAGTTCGCAGGGGTAAACTATGCTGCACTGAATAAAAAGACAGGAGAACGCTCCGCATTCGTTCCTACGAACGATTACTTTGTAGAGTTTGATGTCAAGGCGTATCACCCTGTGATTGTTTCTCACCTTATCGGGTATGAGTTTGATGATCCTGATGTACACCAAAGCTTTGCTAAGATGTACGGAGTTAGTAGAGACAAGGCAAAAGAGATAACATTTCAGCAGTTTTACGGCAGGGTATTTGCAAAATACAAAGATTTGTCGTACTTTAAAGTATTACTTAGAAAGCAGCAGGAGTTGTATGACGAGTATGAGTCCAAAGGATATTTAGAGGAGCCAATAAGCGGCTACCGATTTGAAAAAAGTATTCTTGGCGAGATGAATAAAGAAAAAATATTCAACTATTTTCTACAGGCAACCGAGAGTTCCTACAATGTAGAAATATTAGAGAGCATTCAGGAGATACTTAAGGGGTCTCAGACAAAGATAGTTCTCACGGTATATGATAGTTTTTTGTTAGATGTTAAGAAAGGGGAGGAAAATCGCCTTACAGAGATACAAAAAGTATTTAAAAACAAAAATTTAAACACCAGTATTAAAAGCGGTTATGATTACAACTTTGGATAGTCCTACGGATATTTATAATAAACACTTAAGTTACGATTTCAATAGTGTTTACGATATAATATCAATGGAAGGAAAGATTAATAAAAGGTTATTTGCAACATTCACTACACTTGAGGATTTAGACGAGCTAGTAGAAAGTGTGCAAGTAAACTACACAATACAGTACAATAAGATTTTTGCACTGCAGATTGTTGACTCGGAAGAGTATGTTTTAACGTACAACGTAGATAGTGGGAATGTTGACAGTATCCCTGAAAACACAATACTACTACATAGAAAGAAAGAATCCAATACACTTTATACAATCAATGCACTGAATGAGTTAATAAAAAAACTCAATGGAGGTGTAGTTGATACGAGTTTTAAAGTGGACTGGAACCACTATAGAAACTGCATATTGCTAACACAGCATAACAGTTTAAAACAACTGAATACGAAGATCCATAAGATCATCCAGTTGGATTAGTGAAAAGTTTTTTGTAAAATAGTTATATAAATTTTGTTATTATGAATAGTTTTGACGCTTCGGCCCAAAAGGCCAAGCTGGATGCTCTACGAGGTAGATTCAGCCAGCAAACCAGAAATCAATCAAACCAATCGGAAAAGGCACTTTTCAAGGCAAGGCTTAATCAGCCACAGATCTTGCGTATTGTTCCTATGCCCGATGGTGATATCCCAATCCAAGAGCTCAAGTTTTATTACAACACTGGAGTGACTGAAAAGGTAGGGGATCGTGAGTATAAGATTTCAGTATTGTCTCCATCATCTTATGAGGAATCAGATCCTTTAGAGATGTTTGTAGAGATGTTCACTTCAGAGAACTCTGATGAATATAAAAACCTTAACCCTGAGATCAAGAATAAAATCTTGTATCAGTTAAGATCTTCTAGTAAGTTCTTTTTACCTGTAGTGGTAAGAGGGCAGGAAGCACAGGGTGTTAAATACTGGGGAGTTACTGAAAAGTTACTACAATCTCTTCTTGACAACATTGAGAAAGACGGACATTTGATTTACGATCCTACCAATGGGCGTGACATCAAAGTTTGGATTGAGGATATGGGTACATACAAGCAGACTAAGTTTGAGCTTGGTAACATTTCTGCATTAGGTAGTGAAGCAGCTGTTAAGCAGTACACAACAAATCAGCCTGCACTTATCGATCAGTTTACTAAGAAAAGCTTTAATGAGCTTAAGGAGATTATTGGTAAGATACTAGCACCATATACTGACACTACATCACAGCCTGAGCCAGAAGAGCAAACGGGGCGTGATTACACGGCTGTTCATCAGTCAGCACCGGCAGTAGAAGTAACAGAAGAAGTAATAGAAGAAGTAAAAGCAGAGGAGGATCCTTTTGGGGATTTACCATTCTAAGTTATGGCAAAGAAATCATTAACAGAAGCTGCAGTGGCAGCACAGAAACAAAACTTCTCACTATCAAAATATCGTGAGAGCAAAGGGATAGCAACGCTATCTAAGTTTAAAGAGCAAAAGTGGATCCCACTATCAGAAGCTTTTTCACAAGTAACATCAATACCTGGTATTCCTACTGGGCATATAGTATTACTTCGTGGTCACTCTGATACAGGAAAAACTACTGCAATGATTGAAGCTGCTGTATCTGCACAGAAACGTGGGATACTACCTGTCTTTATCATTACAGAGATGAAGTGGAACTGGCAGCACGCTATTGACATGGGCTTTGAGGTGAATGAAGTTGTTGATGAGGAGACTGGAGAGATCTTAGATTACGAAGGGTTCTTTATCTACACTGACAGAGAGACCTTAAACTCTATTGAAGATGTGTCTGCTTTTATTGGCTCTATGCTTGATGATCAGAAGAAAGGTGAACTGCCGTATGATCTGATGTTCTTCTGGGATAGTATTGGTTCAGTTCCCTGTGAGTTGTCGATTACATCTAACAAGAACAACAACGAGTGGAATGCAGGAGCGATGTCTACGCAGTTTGGTAATAACATCAACCAGCGTATCACACTCTCTCGTAAGGAGTCTTATCCATACACTAACACTCTTGTGGCTATCAACAAGGTTTGGGCAGCTAAGCCTGACAATCCTATGGGTCAACCCAAGATGGAGAACAAAGGAGGAAAATCAATGTGGTATGACTCAACGTTTGTAATCACCTTTGGGAATATTACCAATGCGGGGACTTCTAAGCTGAAGGCTATCAAAGATGGTAAGCAGGTAGAGTTTGCAAAACGTGTAAACATCCAGATTGACAAGAACCACATCAATGGTATTACTACACGTGGAAAGCTCATTATGACTCCACACGGATTTATCAGAGATAATGATTCAGACCTTAAGAGGTATAAGGCAGACTTCTCTAAGCAGTGGGCTGATATTATGGGAGGTGAAGGTTTTGATGTTATAGAGGAAGAGCACTCATCAGACTCTACGGCACTAACCCACGATAAGGAGCCACAATAGTGAAGGACGTTCTAAGCTTACTAGACAAGGTAACAGAGGACGGAGTAGTAGAGCGTAAAGAAAAGGTTTTGTTGATAGATGGGTTAAATCTATTTTTCCGTAACTTTTCGGCTATCAACTCTATTGCACCTAATGGAGCACACATAGGAGGACTAGGAGGGTTTCTAAACTCTCTTGGTCGGCTTATGGTGAATCACCGTCCTACTGAAGTTTATGTTTTCTTTGACGGAGCTGAGTCAACTAATCGTAAGAAGCGGATTCTTCCTGAATACAAAAAGGGAAGGGGTACTCACCGGATAACTAACAAGTTTATCTTCCGTTCTGCAGATGAGGAGCACGAGGCAAAGTTAGGTCAGCTACGTAGACTTATTGAGTATTTGAAGTTTCTACCAGTCAAAACTGTCATAATAAACGGAATAGAGGCTGATGATGCGATAAGCTACGTAGCCGGTAAGCTAGAAAAGCCTTCCACTATTATTTCTTCTGACAAGGATTTCCTTCAGGTAGTGAGTGACAAGATTACAGTCTACCGTCCAATGGAGAAAGTACACTACACTCCAAACACGATCAAGGAGAAGTACGGAATCCTTCCAGAGAACTTCATCATTTACAAGACACTTTTAGGAGA